AAGTGATCAACTGAATGGCCAATAAATTGTCCTGCGTTGTAATTACCATTTACTCTTGCTACCATTGGAATTTCTCCTATTTTTCATTTGCTAATTTTATTAGCTCTTACATTTATTTATCATCTACACATATTTTATAACATATTTGTTAATGCTAACATTATTTTTTATACTTACCGTAATCGTGCCCTTTTGCCTTTCGTAATGTTAAATGCCGGGCTAATTTGTAAGCACCGTATGTTGCGGCACCTGTGAGACCAATGCCTGCGGCAATTTTCGAACGAGTCGACATACCACCTTTTGTGTTAGCAGGCTGGGCAACTTCCATATCTCTGACTGATTTTTTTGATACAAACTTCTTCTCTTTTACTAATTTCATCAAAACTGGTAAAAGCTCAGACATTCTTCCTCTTGCTTTAAGTGCCTGAATAAGCCGAGTTATAACTAAAGTTTTCTGTCCGTGTTTTAAATTTGCCCAATCTGACGTAAGACGCCGAACGGATTTATACTGGCCGTTGTTAACCATTAATTGCTGTTCAATTTTAAACAACATTTGGCCATCAAATTGCTTGTTTACCTTTCCTTTGGCTGTAAACCGCAACCATGCTTTTAATTGTGTTTCATTTACACGTAAATTTTGTAAAAACATCTGGCTTGCTTCTTGATCGGCAAACAATTTATCTGTATCGTCAGTGCCCAATAAGGCCGTTAACATAATATACAGATCTGTACCATTTGTTCTAAATACATTAAAATTTTGATACATCATTGTTTTTGTCGCATACTTGGATGCAACTGGTGCATATTTAAATTCATTTTTAAGAATAACCAATGTACACAGGTATAAAAATGACAAGTCAGCGGCATCCTTTGCAGTGAAACGATTTATCTGCTTTTTTTGCCTTACTAGTCTGCTTTCTGACAGTTCATCTATAAAATCAAGTTTCATAATACTATTTATTAATACTCCTTCTGAAAATTAGCGGCACTAAACCCCAATCTATCAACAATCTTTATAGCATTACCTACATGATCAACGGCTACAAACCCTTCTGGGTCACGCACCTCAATTGAGCCATCTGCTGTGATCTCAAATGTATCCATTGCTTTGATTCCGTTTAACTTTTTAGCAAACATACTTTTAACGCTAAACAACAGGAACCATAATTCGTATAAATCTATAAATTGCTGTTTGTTATTTTCAAAAAATTCTAAACCCTTTTCTAATTCTTGTGTTTTACGAGCAATTGCGTCATCTCGTTTATATCCTGCTATCTTTGTTTCCAACTGTTCTTCAAATCGAGAAATAAAACTTATAGCAAGTTGCTCAGCACTATCAGGGATAGCACCCTGCCGAACACTTGCATTAATTGTAGATTCTAAATCTTTTTTAAGATCTTTACCTAAGGCATCTGTTTCTAGAAAATTAAAAAACTTTTTCCCAGTTGCGATTAGGCTTTTCTTTGCATCATTTATTGCTTTACGGATTGTTGCCGTTTCTTCGGCAGTTAATGTTACTTGCCCACTTACATCGTGTATCGCCGCATCACTAAACCAAATTCTGTCAGTTGGAATTAAATCTTCTACGCTGGCGCCAAATTGAGCATCTTCACTTGCTGGCCAGTTTGGATAACTGGTATGAAACACTATACCTAGTTTGGCTTCATCAATTTTCTTACCTATATCACTTTCAGCAGAAACTGCATATGTTAACGTATTTGGCGTAAACATTATAACTTCGTCGCCATCTATTGTCGCTCTTTTTTTACTGCCCGATATAAAAAGCAAGTCGCCTTGCAATAATCCTTTAAAATCAGGCGGAAAAATCTTAGGCAGTTCTGTTAATACTTCTTTTAATTTACTACGCAAGTTGCTTTTTTCTTCACCTTGCTTATTAGCATCAATTGCATCTGGCGTATCCATAATGCGAGGTGTTTTGGCAAAAATGCCTTTATCGCCCATTACAAATTTACCAGTTGTTGCATCTCTACCTGCAAGAATAGCAGGGGAACCGTCCCATTTTGTTGTTATATTAACTGCTGAATCTGCATGGCCTTCAAGCATATCTAATAATTGATATGCTATATCCAGTGCAGTGTTGGCACCTTCGTACCCATCGTGTATTACTTTATCTTCAAAATGTTTAAGATGTGTATTTGCCTCTTCGTCTAACTCAACTTCGTCGTTAATTGCTCTTCGTACATCAGCTAACTTATGAAAGCCTACCTGCCTTTTTCGAGTTATACGTGGGCCTCTGAATTTACGTTTTTGTTTAATATTAAGAATTAGTTCATCAATCTGCATTTTCTAGTCTCTTAAGAGCGTTACTAAATCTCTCTATTTTCCCTGTACGGATTGCATTTAAAAATTTCTTCTGTAATCTATCAGCCACATCCGCGTCATAATTTTTCTCTAATAATTGCATAACATTATTAGCACTTACAATAACATGACTTGCTCTGTTTTCAACAATTAACTCTTTATTTTTATCAGGCAAAATATTATCAATTTCAGTTAATATACTCTTTATTTTCATTGATGCACAAATCCTTTCTAATATTTATCTAAACTAACTTCTTTTCACCGATCCAGTTTATTCATATTCGAAATCATTTTACGAATATCTGCGGATTTGGTTTCAACAGGTTTACCATTTACTTCTTTATCATCGGTAACAGAACTTTTCCTAACTACATTCTGATACAATACCTCTGATGCTTGCTCTTCCTCACCCTCAGGCAGATCGCTGATTTTCAAACTTTCAATGTCAAACTGTAAATCGACACGTTGGCCTACGCCACTACTACTTCTTGTTTTCATAAATTGTATCTGATATCGTCCTCGCTCTCGCATTGGTGCACTTGTAAAAATACCTAACACATTATCTGCGGTTTGTACTTTACTTAATCCACCTGCAATATGCGAATGATCAAATTCAATCTCTTCTACTGCCGTTCTATTTAATTGTGATGCTGTTACTAATAACGTATCTAACTCAACTGCTAAATTACGCAACTCTTCGGCAACATATTTGTCTTTAACAAACAGATCGCTCGGACTTACCCGTTTATCATTAGGCATCATTAAATCTAAATAATCAATAATAACTGCTTGCGGTTGCCTACCACTCTGTATCTCATACTCTTTTAAATATGATCTAAGTTGCCCAGCATTAACACCACTTGGCAAATATGCTATTTGCATTGCACCCGCTTGCTTAGAAAGCAACTTAACCTTTAACTCAACATCTTCCAAATTTTTAAATAAACTTCGACTACTCATACCGGTTGCCATGCTATCTATTCGCATAGCAACTAATTCTTCACTTAATTCAAATGTAAAATAAATTACATTCAATCCGAGAGTTGACCAATTTAATGCAAGATTCTGTAAAAATAAACTCTTGCCTGTGCCACTGCCGCCAGCAAAGATTGATAACTCACCTTTATTAAAACCACCAAACAATTTTTTATCAATTGCTGTCCAGCCTGTACTTACTTGCCCATTGTTATCCTTTAAAGACTTCAGTCGTGTTACTGGATCTTCATAATAGTCTGTGCCGAGGCTTTTTGTTAAACCTACTTCACTTGCTTCTTTTACACGTTTTTCAACAGAATAATATTCACCTTTTGTAATATCATCTGCACTTTCTAAAATCGCTTTTTCTAATGCTTTAAATTTTACAAAATCTTGATACTCATCTAAAAACCATTCCTTATGCCGAGCAGTTACATCTGTGTTTGCATCAACACTAATGCCTGTTTTTGCTTGAATTTGTTCAGCAGTCGGCAAATCATTATACTTCTCTGCGTGTTGAGTAATTAAGTCTACTGCTGGCCTTAATTTATTATTAAAATATGCTGATACAACAATACCTTGTACTCGTACATACAAGTCCTTGTCGCTAATTAAAAAACTCAAAAATAGTTTTTGTAAATCTTCTGTAAACTCTTTCGCCATCTATCGTGTCTCAACTAATATCTGATGTACAAAATGTGGATCTTGAATTAACTTGCGTTCAATGTGCCGCAATACTTTCCACGTTGGTAATCTTTTATTACGTATCTGTAAACCTATTGATCTCAACATCTCTTGTTCTTTAAAATTTAAAGTCAAACCGCAACTATTATTCTTTTTACTAGGCGTCGGTTTATCAATATCATCTATTATATCCATAATTTTCTTATTATCTTCAGATAATTTATCTACTTGCTGTTGAAGTTCATCTATTCTTCTATATAAATCACTAATCTGGGACATCTATATACTCCTTTTTAATACATTAATTTTCACTGGTGCATTTTCTTTTGCATCTATGATACTTTTTAATGTAAACAATCTGCCATACTTTTTAACAGCATCTGCCACATCTCCTATTTCTTTATCCCACTCTGGGAAACTAACAGACCATCCATGCTTAATTGCACTTGCTATTAATTTTTTACCAGGTTGATCTCTATCTGGTACTAAAATAATTTCTCTATTAAAACCATTTAAATATTCTGCTTGTTTATTTGTTACTTGCGAACCCAATAATGCTATACCATCAATACCAATTGCATCAAATGGTCCCTCAACAATTATAGCATACTTTCTTTCCTTTGTAAATAGTTGGTCAACATTAAACAAATAATCTCGTTGTACTTTAACATAATACTTCGGTGTCGTATCTTTGTTTGGAGCAATGTGCCTTGTTATCCATCCTACTATTTCGTCCTTACAATAGCAAGGAACAATGATACGTTTATTTAAATCCATATACGAATCGGGTGACCAATAAAACTCCCAATTTTCATAAATGCCTGCTCCTCGTGATTGTAAATATGCCAACACATCAGTATCTGCATTTTCGGATATACGAACGGCACCTTGCGGCAATGCAATTGGTTGCCAATTTAAATTTATTGGTTTAACTGGTTCTACAACCGTGTCATTGTCCTTCTCTTTAATACTTTCTATTTTTAATTTATTAACATCCGCATCATCAAAACCTAATCCTACTAATAAATCAACAAATTTCTGTCCTAAAATACCACCTTGATGAAATCCTGTTGTATATCCACAGTTAAAACAATGATACGCAATAGCACCAATTGTACTAAAATTAAAACCGCCGCGTTTTCGTTTATCAGGCCTAAGTTCGCCCATACTGGTGCACATTGGACAATTCAATGATTGCCAACCACTCGGTGTAGTTTTTCGACCAGCTAGTCGAGACAGAATTAATGATTGTAGTTTATTAATTAACACTAAACACTATTTTAACTTCTAATTAGTATTTTGTCAATCGTTCCTGTATTACTAGCATCTGGTACATGAACAAATCTAAACCAATTTGTTGTTATATTGAAATTAAATGGATCTATACCTGTTTTTGTTGCGTAGTTATTGTATTCAACAAGACTATTGTCAGTGTGTAAATCTATAACAAACCAGTTCGTCGGTGAAGTTAAATCGTGGCTACCTTCAGCATATACTTTACCAGTATAGTCTGTTAAATATATTGCACATGTATGCAATGACGATTGGTATCCTCTGTTCGGTGCGGCTGTTACTGCGTTGCTTTCATACCGCAAACCATTAAGTACAAATGATGTAACTTCTAATGATTTGGCCGGACTTGGCAAAATACTATCTGTCAACTCGATTGTACCAGTTGCGCCTTGTGCTAAATCAGTATATAGCATACTATCATCGCCGTTGGTGTCTGTTACCGTAACACTATACTCATAAAAACCTGGATCCAAATTAGTCGTGTCGCCCCAACTAAATATTACATCAAATGTACCTTTAACTTCATCACGGACTATAGGATCCTTTCGAAGTACTAATGCACCTGTGTTAGCATCAATAATATTAACCGACAACGTTAATCCACCAAGAGCTGCTAGCCGGCGGGCATCATCATAAACATTAAAAGTTA